ATGTCTTATTTTTGATTTTTATATCAATTCATAAATTAATTTATAATCTTCTTTATAATCGACTCTAAGGTAGTTCTTAGCTTCAGCTAAAGTAACAACATCTGCAGTAGGGGCTACTGTTGTTGTAATATCTCTTACAATTTGCATCCTATATGTTTTTTACAAAAATAGTCAAAATTTAACGCATTAAAAAAGGGGTAGTTTTTGGCTACCCCTTATATTTTAGATTAGTCTAAGACTATCCTACGTTACCGAAATCACCATATACAAACGCACCAGCGTAGTAGATTGGGAATGCGATACGAGCTTCAACTCTTACAGTAATCATGTTTTCTACGAAGTTGTTACCATCAAATTCAGAGAACTGAACTGAGATACCATCTCTTTGCATGATTTGAGCACCCATAGCCCAGTCACCAACCAAGAACTTGTCAGCAGCGATAGCTGTAGACTTGAACACTGGAATACCAGCGATTGATAATTGACCATCAGTAGTAACTACTGTAGAACCTGGTAATGAGTAAGCACTGTTAGTGTTCTTAGTATTGATGATGTTAGCCCAATCTGTAGGGTTAATCAAGATACCAGTAGCACTATAGTTAGAAGCTTCAACTTGTGCAATAGCTTGTACTAATTGCTCTACGTCTACAGTTGCAGCACCACCAAAAGCAGCAGCTACACCAGTTAAACCTTGTAAGTTTGGAGCAGTACCGTTACCACTTAATAACTGAGCATCTTCAGCAACTAAATACTTCTCTAACAAACGAGATTGTAAGAAAGAAGTCATAGCAGGAACGTCATCTAACATTTGACGAGAGATTTTAACGTAACCAGCAATAACTTGTGCAGGAGCATTAGTCATTGTGATGTCAAAATCAACTTGAGCTTTTGTGCTACCTTGAGTTTGAGCAGCTGGAGCACCTTCGCCACCAGTCTCAAGAGGGAAAGTAAATAAACCTTGAGAAATTGTACCTACTGGTAACAAACTTCTAACATGAATTTTACGAGAAGGTAATGCATAAACTTGATTAGCATACTGACGAGGAATATCACCAGTTAAGTTAACTGCTTCAGTCATGTTACCTACAGCCTTAGTGTCCATTTTGAATGAAGTGTGCTTCAATTCACCAGCAGCGATTTTACCTAAAACGTCTGCGTTCTTTTCGATTGATTCAGCTAATGTAGCGTTGAATCCTTTTACTTGATTTTCGTTCATTGTTTTACGATTGCTTTTTGCTTCAAGTTTATCTGCAGCATCTTTAACTACAGCAACTTGAGATTTTAATTCTTCTAATTCAGATTTTACCGCATCTACTGCAGCTACGTTTTCAGCTTTTGCAGCATCAAATTGTCCGTTTAATTCAGACTTGATACCTTCAAAAGCACTTTTAATTTCTTCTACCATTAGTTGAAAATTTTAAATGATTGTAAATATTTGCTAACCTCGATTTCAATAGAAATAGTCGGGTTTTCTTCTTCTTCCAATGCCTCTTCTACTGATTCACCTTCTGGTTGCAATTCAGATGGTTCTTCTACAGGCGGTTGTTCTTCTGAAGGAACTGACTTATCATCTTCCATTTCTGCAAGGTATTGCTGTAATTGTTTAAGTTTTAATTCCAACAAACCGAATGTCTCATCTGTATAAAAGCCATTTCTTAAAGATTTGATAGTCTTAGCTATCTCATCAATAACTGTAGCCTTGATTTCAGACTTAACCATTACTGTTGGTGTATTAGAATTAGCTCCCCATAAAACTGAGGAACCTTCAAACAATTTAATTTCTGATATTTCGTTATAACCAGACTTAGCTTGAGACTTCACAGTTTGGAAGCCAATGCTATGTTCGGTTATATGCCCATCTCTGTACAACTCGTAAGTATCTCTACCTAAAGTTGTATTTGGCATTTTAACGTAAGCCTTTAAACCAAAAGCATCTTCTTCCATGTCGAATGGTTTAGCAATAGGCTTGTCTGTAGAATGGTTGAACAAATGCCAGATTCTATTCTTAGCTTTTGGACCATTCTCTTTCAATGATTTAGTAAACGCACCAGGAGTGATTACATCACCATCACTATCTACGTTACCAAATGCGGAGTAGTAAACAACTACTGTTCTTGAGTCATCCGACATATCAATCGGTGCACCGCTTACTCCTTTTCTGTTATAAAAATTACTCATATTTATTTGTTTACGCAATATACACCGTACAGCATCGGCAGTTACAGTTATTTATAGCACCGCCTGTTGCATCATGTGCGTATTGCATTTGTATCATCCCTAAGTTTGGTGTGTTTACCATAAATGGTTGATTCACCAATATTCTCGTTCCTTGTGTGTCAGGGTTAGTTTGTCTATCCAAATCTAAGTGCCACAAACGAGGAGCTGACATATACTCTGAGTGTACCCACTGCTTTAACAATGGCACTACTGAATATTGTGTTGCACCAAATGCACCTGTGCTTAAAGCCTGATGCGATTCAGTACGAGCAATCAATAGACTTCTTGAGACATTTATCTTACCTTCTCTTAACGTTTTAATAGCCATTTGGTTTACTTCGTTTTGAGTAAGGTTATTTTCTTGTCCGTAACGTATTGCGTTATTAATCAACCTAGCGATTTCCGTTTCAGTTGTATTTTCTATGCCATACATTTTTGTTCCACTAATAGCTGTCCAATAAGACAACATAAATGCTAACCATTCGTCAGCTATATCTAGTGGATCAAAGTCTATAGATTCTTCTTTTTTAAACTTGTCAAATATCTTTTCGTAACGCATTGCGGTATAACCGCCCACATTCTCATACAAATTTCGTAAAATATTATTAATTGACTTTGAGTCGAATAATGCTTGTCTGTTATTTACAGTTTGTTGAGCCCCCATTTGTACTACCAAATCAGCAGCTTTATCAAAATCCTTCTGCAATACCGCCTGTATTTTAGGCTGATATTCTCTGATTGATTTCCTTGCAATCTTTTGTTGCAAAGCAAATTGTTGTGAAGGATAAAGTATTTTAGCCATTACTTTTTAGCGTCAATCTTTTCTATCATTTTACCTGCTGCAGCGAATACAGAAGTTAATCCGTTTTGAGCTGCTCTTTGTCTGATGGCTCTTAAACCTTGTCTATCTACAGTCTTAAAGTCTGATGTGTAGATGTAGCCATAGTGACCTTTAGTCTCAGCGTCTTCTGCTGTATCAACTCCTAAGAACCACTTAGAAAATTCATCCCATCCGTTCTTTTCGATATAATCGTTTTCTAATTCTACAGAAGGTCTTTCCCAAGATGATGGCTCTATAATATCACCATTTTCAATCAATGAATTAGCGTGAGCAGTCCCTTTAGGATTTGTTTTATTGATAGCCTTTTGACTTTGCAAGTCCTCTAAAGCCTTAATTAAGTTGTCAAATGATTTCAATTCCATAGTATTTATTTTGAAGGATCGTAAGCCCAGTTTTTTAATGATATATCTCTTTTTGAAGGACAGCCTTCTGCCGCTGGTTCGCCTTGCTCTGCACCTTTCATTCTACTCACAAAGCTAATGGTTCTATTCGCATCTTCTATATCTGCACTTGTCCAATCTTCTTTTTTCTTAGAAAGCAATCTTAGGTTTCTAGTGATAGGGCTTCTATCTAAAGATGCCTTCTTTGAGCATTCTGTTTTTGACCAGGCTTCCAACTCAGAGTAACTCATGTTGGTTACTTCTTTGTATTTAGCATAAACCTCATCTAACTTTTCACTCTTGCTCAAAAAAAAACCTTCGCTTTTAACAGGAGGGATATTGTAATCACCTTGCTGTTGAGCATTACGAGGATCTTGTAGCATAGTTAACTCATCTATAGGCAAGTAACCAGCAGGAATGAATATCTCATTCATTGTAGGACTTTCAATAGTCTCATAACGCATTGCCACACGCTTCTCATTAGGAGTAATCCACCAAGATTGAGATAAGATACCACTCAACTCTTTCATGTCCTCTTGTAATTCTGGGAACACAGTTAAGTCAAAATCGATGTATGTATCTCTTCCCATCTCTATACCAAAAAATCTATTCATTGCATCACGAATAGCTACTAACTCAGGAAGTACAACTTGCGTTAACATTTCCTTCTTAGCTTCCTTCATGTTGTTATAGGTCTTGTTATCAGGATCGTTAAACAACGCTGAATTTACTCCGTATACATTACAAAGTTCTCTAAGAGTTATTTTCTCGGATTCTAACAATTGTAAGTCAACAGGAGATAGTCCCATGTTCAACCAACCTAATTCTGCACCTGCAATTAATATTCTTCCTGCATTCTGAACGATACCTCCTTGAGTCTTAGTTCCGTATTGATTGTAGAAATCTTCTTTTAGTTTACCTGCTGCCTCTGGTCCGAAATCATTGTTACCTTCTTTAGCATATAAGATGCCTTTAGGACCTTGATTCTGCAACATACCAACTGAAGTATCCTTTGCATCATTAGAACGTTGTACTGTTCTGTAAGCTGCTTGTAAAGGTGATAATCCGTATAGCTGTTGTCCGTTTGTATCAAAGTAAGGGTTGAAGTACTTTAAATGTATCACATCCTTCGCTGGTAAAGTATCCCATCCTACTAAAGTAAATGTGTACGCTTCAACCCCATTAATGGTACCATCAGAAACGATGCCCATATATTGGGATGGGAGACATACTAATTCTTGTACCTTACCATTAGACAATCTGTTTGCCCAAACATAAGTGTTACCAGTAATTAGTTTGTAGCCAATCATATTCTCGATTAACTCAGAGAAAGATTGGTATTCGTTTGGTTGTTGTAATAAATCATTCAATGGAGAATCAGCTACCTCTTCTATTGCCTTAACTCTAACAAGTTCTGCTTTTGCTAAGTCAGCAGTAGAGGAAGCGTTAGCAATCATAGATTTATATTGATTAAACGCTTTTTTGTTTTTAACGCTGTAAACGTAGAAAGGAACAGTTGAAACTGTCTTAGCTATTCTTTTAACGATAGCATATACCTCACTGTTGTTACAATAGTCATTAACAAACTTCTTATCGTTAATGTCAGGGTAGAGTATCCTTCCCTTGATTAAACCTGCAAAGTCAGCTAATGGATTAGACGGAAAGCCAATATTAGTAACACCCTTTTTCTTGAAAGGATTTAAGTTACCTACAAATTCAGTAAATTTCACGCTATAAGATGTTTTTACAAAAGTAAACAATTTTTAACCTATACAACC